TTTCAGTATATAGGTTGTAAGAGACCTGAACTAACTATCACAGGGAGAGCCTGTGCCGAGGCGGTAGAGACGTATGTAACTGCTGGGAGTGAAACTGACGTAAGATATTTAGGTGAATATTCTAACATACAAAACTCTCTAAATCAAGGGAACGCATTAACTGAACCTATCATAACCTCTTGGGAATATACTAACGATAATTTAATATTATTGAGAGACCTATTTATAGCACAAGGAAAATATCCTGAATTATTTACAGGAATGCCTGACGATTATAAGACGTATGGTGACGGAAATGGTAATACACTAAATAGAGATTTAGATAATCTTGCGTTTTTACATACTAACCAACAGACTATCACCAAAAAATTAACAATAGCAGACGCAGACTATTACCAAATAGTATTAGGTGACGACGGATATAATAAGGACAATATAAGTATAGAAACTCCTGTGGATTTATATTCTTTACCTTTCTTTTTTTACTGTGATAGGAGTAAGATAAATCATTTTGATACAGGACAATCTACCGACTTTTTATGTTATGGATTCGCAACTTACTCTGAAAAACAAGGAGACGGTAAAAGATATATAGTGATACACCCTGAATTATCAGGAGGTAGTGCCTCTTGGATTTCAGGGACTGACCCTTGGAATGCTGGGACACAGATATTGGGTTGGGACTGTCACTACACCGCATATAGCTCCCAATTTATTATGTTATGGAATGGTTACTTACAGTATGACTATGACGGAGAACTCGCAGGAGTAAATGGTATTGCAAGTAGTCACGTAACTAATAGTGCGTTAAGACAGTATGAGGCGGGAGCAGGTAAGACAACAGCATTTAGAGGACAACCTTGTTTTTTATCCACGAGTGCTATGTTAAGTAAAATGTATGTAGGTGCTTCTAATAGTGCTTTATCCTTCTTAACCAACGGTCATTTTAGTTGGTCTTATCTCCACGAACCCGAAAGAAAAGGACAACTATATAACGCAGGAGTATCAACAGAAAACGCAATATCCTTAACAGCAAAAGACGAGGTATATAAAATTAATAAGGTATTAAATAAATGGACGTGGGCTCCTGATTATACACCTTATGATACATTAGGTTTATGGGAGTTTGGGTCAAAAGCAGGACCCGGAGGCACACCTAAAAAAGACGCAGAGTTTGTATCACCTTATTATTTTACTGCTAATCCAAGAGGAAGTGACCCAACTAAAAGTGAATGGGAGCCTAATACAGAACCACAATCATTTTTAAATCCACGTCTTACCGAATTCACACTAACCGATAGTATGGGTGGTGTATTTTTTAATTTAGGTGACGCTTATACAGAGGATTTATGGGGAGAGAGTTTATTAGGTATTTTAGGATTTTCATATGAACAATATAATCCTGTTATCGTAGATACAACAAACAATCTCCAATCACGTATCACATTTAAAAATATTTATAATCAAGATAGGTGGATTACTACTAATAGTGACGTAGTAGCAACAGAGGTTATTAATTACGTAATGAATAGATACAACGCTACACAATATACCTCACAAATCCCTACGAGTAAATGGTTGCCTGCTAATGCAGGATATGGGACTGGGACTTGGGGATACCAAATCCCAGCAGGAGCCCAACAATTTACACCAAATATTGTAGAAAATACACAGAGTATAGAAGCAGTAGCAGAGGATTTACCAAAAAAAATGTTACAATCTTACTACACTATACGTAGTGATATAATTATTGATAATAAATATTTTGGTGGTAATGATACATATAGTAGAGGTAGAGGTGGTGGTATATCTCTCCCTGTAATCGCCGTAGTCAATAAGGAAACTACTGGGGACGGAGATTTTTATTTCTCCTCTGGTAGTGATATGGTATTTACAATAACAAAACCAATAAATATTAATAATATCACAACCTCAATACACGAACCCGACGGAAAACTCGCACAAGTTGGAGACAATTGCTGTGTAATTTATAAGATACAAAAACAAAAAAAAATAGATACTAATATTATTGAGGAAATAATGGAAAGTATTACAAAGAAAAAATAATATTTTTATGGAGAGGTTACGGTCTATACCGCTCTCGAGCTCCGTACCTACTTTATCGTGTAAAAAAATAATTATGAGGGGTATATGAGGAAAAATACCCAAAAACTGCAATATTTGGATTATACCCATTTGTAGCAAGAAAACTTAAAACAATTTTTTATATTTTCTCTTGTTTTTAAAGATTATACCCATTTGTGATTTTTAATAGTAAATAATACCCAAATGGATATAATGAGATTTTTGTTTTAAGATTTACTGAATAAAAAACTGCGGAAAAATTAAATTATCACCATAAGTAAAACGTAAATCATAATTTTAGATTAAAGAATTATCCTTTTACCAAGAGGATTTAATATATTTGGTGCGTTTTAATTCTCAAAAAATAAAATATTTAAGTATATAAAATAATGTCTGCTCCGAATACCTCCGCCCCCAAACTTTCTGCTTTTAATGAATCCAATAAATTATCTACTTCTAAACATAGAATGTGGAAATCTTTTTTACTTGGTCACAACTCCAAGCTCCCTGCAAAGGACGGAGAGTGGAATATAGTAAATAGATATAAATGGAAACTCCGCTCCTTTGAGTTTATCCGTGAAAAAAATATCAATAAGACTGGTATTAACTTTGGAATACCCTGTGGTCTTGTAAATAAATGTTTTGTTTTAGATATGGATTTATACAAACTCAAAGGTGATAGTGAGTTTATTAAACGTTTTGGTGAGGATTATATTGAGTATTTTAACACACTAACTATCAAAACTGGTAGTGGTGGAGAACACCTATATTTTAATTATGACAACGATATTAAGACTACAACCTGTAAATTACACGAAATAGATATAAGGTCTAATGGCTCATACGCAGTTGCCCCTGGCTCGTGTATTTGGTCTCCTCAACAAATCAAAGAATATAAAGTAATTAGAGATACTCCTATGATTACCGTGCCTGCTGAATTAAAAGAGTGGATATTGTCTAATCTATACAGACACTCACGTAAAGTAACAGATAAAGTTATTAAAGATAAAAATGGTGAGATATTAAATCCAGTATGTAAAAGTCAATTATCATACCAAAACGAGGTAGATTTATCTGTTTATACATACGCTTTTAGTGATACTATCCTCCGTAAAATCTTTGATACAATAGATAATTGTTTCTATGAGGATTACGACGACTTCTTAATTGTAGCAACTTGTTTAAAGACCCTTAACAAGAGAGAATATTTTGAGGAAATATGTAATACTAAATTAGATAAAAAACACCTTAAATCCAGTAGCTCCTGGGGTATTCACAGCGAGGATATGTGGGATAGTTGTGAATATAAAAACGTTAATACATTACCTTTTATCTTACGTGAAAGTGGTTTTATGGAGGAAACACTTGACCCTGCAATCGTTAAAGCGAATGAAAAATACAATACACAGAAAATATACACCAACGCCAGGACTGAATATTATAAATCCATTAATAATTTTAAAAACGTAGATACTCCATTAACTCACGATAATTGGTTTAAGAAAAATGAGCCAGTATTGTATGAATTAGTTAAGGATTGTATTTTATATAATGATACTATGACGAAGGCGATAAAAGATTTTATGGGTTACTATATGTATAAACCTACTAACAATCACACCACTAAACCTGATAAAATCATTACAGGTCAAAGGTATTTAGACGGTGATACACCAGGCTCATTTATACAACAATTTCAGTCAGAGAATATCGCTCATAGTGACTTACCACCTAAATTGGTAATTGTTAAAAGTGATACAGGCACAGGTAAGACCACAGCAGTTAAAAATTATTTTAAATTACACCCTGAAAAATGTTTTGTTTCTATTGTTTCACGATTATCCTTGGGTAAGGAACAGACCGCAGTATTTAAAAAAGCGGATATAGAGTGTTACTGGTTTAGAGACGAAGTCCAAGATTTATGGCGTATGGAGGGTTGCAATCTTGTAATCCAAGTAGATAGTCTCAACAAATTAGCCTCGTGGTGCGAGGATAGTTGGAACGCATACACCATTTACCTTGACGAGTTTAACTCCTTAATTGAGTATTTTATTGATTGTCCTAACCTTGACGATAAACGTATTACAGTAAAGCGTATGTTGGAGAGGATTATAATTGGAGCGGAACAGGTTATAATGACCGACGCACACATTAGCGATACTTCACTTTTATTTTTAAAACAATTGGGTATAAAAGCACCACAGATATACGTAGAGAACGATTACAAGCATAACGGTAAAAATGGTGGTATTAACACCAGAGAGGTTTATTGTAATGAAGATTTACTATTGGAGTTACAAGATAAAATGAAAAATGATTTACCTTTTATGATATGTTGTGATAGTAAAAATGTATGTGACGTTATACACCACGAGCTGGGGAGAAATCCTGATATTGGTATATTTACCAGCGAGACTATGGAGGATATTGACCTTGATAAATGGAAATGGGTTATTTTCTCTCCAAAGATTGTTTATGGTTTAGATAGTGTTATGGAGAGACCTGTATATTGTGTTATGAAGGAGCACACTATCTCTCCACTTGCTATGATACAGCAGGCGAATAGGTGTCGCAATATTACAGAGTTAGTGTATTACTTTGGTAGAAAATCACACGGTTTATACAAATATGAAAATAAAGAGGAGGTATTGGATATGTTAAATAATGTAGAGAATAACGCAGACGCTACTGCTCTTGCAAGTGCCGAGTTATTATGTGGTGAAGAGGAAACCAAAAAATACAAGGAGCTACTGGCTCACCATATGTATATTATGGATTGTTTTAATACTAACAAGTTCGGTCACTTCTTAAACCTCTTACGAGGTCAGGGATTTAATGTTGATATACACAGAGAAACCACGAGCAACACATTACAACAAAAATCCAAAGAAGTAAAGAAATACAAGCAGGACGCATTAAAGGAAATGTTTAAAGACGAGGAGGAGAGGATACAGGAATGGACTAAAAATAATATTAATGAGATAAGAGGTTACTTACAGGAAGAAAAGCAATCATTAGAAAACTCCCTACAAACCTATATGGATTGTGAGGATATTGAGGAGAAACGCAAAAATAATACTCTCCATAACTCACAGAAAGAGCAACTATCTAACTACAATATGGAAATCAAGGAATGTGCTGATTTATTATCTCTCTATGGGTCAGGTGAAAAAGGTGACCTGTGGCTCGCAAAAAATAAAGACGAACTTATAGACGATAGTGTGTATCCTAAATACATACAGAATAATATTAAACTCCTTAACATACAACCTGATAAGGTAGGAGATTATGAAAAAATACTAATTGATAATCACCAAATCACTAACCATTTCAGGATAGTTAAGTTTTTCTTTAAGGAGGAGAGTGATACACTTAAAAAATTAGAAGAGAAAAAAGACTACAACTGCAAGAAGGGAGCCAGTAGTGATTTTAAGATATTATATCTCAAAAAGGTTTTAAAAACCCTGGGTGTAGAAGGTTACTCCCTTACTCCTGATTGTAGTGCTATGACCCAGGATAAAAGTGAGAAATTATTAGACGAATACCGTGTAGTATTCACCGATAGAAATAAAAAGAAAAAAATATCCTTTGAGGAGGAGAAGGGAGCCCAACAGCTCATAGTTAAAATGTATAAAAATATCTTTGGTGCTGATATTATCAAGGGTAAAAAATCCACTAAAACCACAGACGAAGGTGTTAAATCGGTTACAACGTATAATCTAAATATGGATAAGATAATGCAAAGTCAAGATATATATACGGAAAGTAATAAAGCGTTTATGGATTGTGGTGTCATACAAAAATCAAAATTATATTCTAAAATAGAGTATTAAAGGTTATGATATGTATTTGTTGTTATGTTAAATATATTTGTTTATGTTGTTATTGTCGTGCTGTAAGACCTAAAAAGAATAAGGTTAAGTTTAAAAAAACTTACACACAGAGAAATTATTATCCTTAATTTTTAAATCATTTTTTAATCTAATTTTTACATTATTTTTTTACAAGATACTTACGTCTCGCCCGCTCTCGAGCTCTGTACCTATTTTATCGTGTAAAAAATATTTTATGAGGTATATACTCATAAAATTAATCTAATTTTATAAAAACTTAAAACAATTTTCTATATTATCTTAATAATCAAGATATTATATCCATTTGGGTATTATTCACTATTAAAAATCACAAATGGGTATTTTTGTTTTAACCTTTTGTAAATACTGCTTTTGACCCCTTTGGACGTAATGAACCCCTATCCTTTCTTGCTTGCTTACGTCTCTTATTCTGCTCTGCTACTACCTGTGCGTCTGTCATACCAGATTTATCAAAAACAAATATCTTTTGCCACCTCTTGGATTTATCGTTTCTAAACTCGGGCTTTGCCTGGGTTACTTTCTTCTCAATAATACTCTCCTGTATCTTGTCCTTTGATAATGCAGTTGATTCGCCACCTGGTGTCACTTCACTTTCTTCTACCAAACTCATATTTTTTATAATTTAACTAATAAAAAAAATATATTCTATAAATTATAAAAATAATGAGTTTAGTGATTTTGAGTAACCAGTTAGAAGTTAGTGAGGAGAATACCGATAGTGAATGGGAGAAACCTTACTCGTTTCATAACGCACTTAAAGAAACTTTACGTATCCCTCCTAATAGTGAGGTCGCCTTACAGAGTATCAAGGTAAATAAAAATACAGATACTATTACGCTTGACGGAAACCAAGCATTTTATCAAACATACGGAGACGATTTACAAGATAAAACTAATGATAGAACTATGGAAGAAACCACACAAATCCCTATAATGTGTAATATTGACCCAGAGAGTAATTTTGCGGAAGACGTATCCCATAGTGCTTTCGTAGAGAGAGTAGGAGTTGCTATGAATGAAGGAATGCCTCACCCTGATTTCTTTGGAGAGCAGGAATGCTCTATAAAACTTGATAGTAATAATGATTTTGACGGTTTTAATTTATCGTATGAGGGTAGAGGTGATATGGGTGATACGAGCTACATACCAGGTATAGATAAATGGAAATCAAGATATACAGGTGGTGATATAGACAACTCACTTACTATGAGCGTTGTAAGTAGTAACATAAGAGGAACAAGTAAAAATGGTGAAAGAGAAGGACAGCAATTAGAAGCACTTATGATTGCAGAAGACGTGCCTATTTCTCATTATAGCGGTGAGGTGAGGTGGGATTTAGACGGTTTATTTAAGTATGGTGGGTCTTCTAATGAGATTGAGGTTGATTGTGCTATGGGATTATCAAGAACAAATAAAGGGACACAGTTTGGAGACCCTACTTATTTTGACGACCAGGGTGACGGATTACCTACAAAAGACGGTGTTGGTAATTTACAATTTATGGATTACGTCATACGTATAGAGAAGGGTATAACTGACGCAGGACATAGATTGTGGGTTGGACAGAGTGCTTTTAGTCCTAATTTAGAAGGAGCAGAACAGGAACCAAGATATGAAATGAGAGAGATTGAGTATTATGGTTGGGCGACAAGTGGTGGGACGAAGCCCGAGGCTCCCTTTCAGACAGAGAGATACAATATGAGCACAAATACTCAAAAAATAAATCAATTTAAAATACAGATAGAAGGTGAGAGAGTTAATTTTTGGTATCATACGGGGACAAAGGATACAAGCACGTCAGGAGCTGGGGACAGCAATAATGGTGGCTCACTTGGGACGTGGAAACTTTTATGTAGCACTAACCAGGCGACAGGTAGTGAATGGGCGACATTAAATGATAATAGTGACGTAAATGACCAAAAGAGTTACAGACAACACGTCCCTAAACCTATATCTACTGCTACTTACAATATGTATCCTCTTATGTATCTTAACGCAACCGCTGATAATGGTGCTGGTGGTAAATATTATTTTGATTGTAGTAAATATGGTGGTAGAAATATAACTGACGGTGTTAAGATAAATAGTGCGTCAAGTGATTACGTCCAACGTATGAGGGAGACTGCAAGAGAGAATACAATATATGATTTAGAGAGTAGATATATGTTTGTTATGGGAGGTGGTGAGATTGTGACGAGAGATAAGTTTTATACAGAAGCACATACTCATACTAAAAATAAACTTTCTACCTTTTCATATAATGTAATGCTTGGAGAACTCACACCATACAAACCTACGGTAGGAGCTAATGCTCGGGAGTTGTTAGGATTTTCACAGGATTTATTGACTGTATCTTCTCCTGTGCCTTCTATTGTTGGTAATGTTTTCACTTATGGTAGTGACGTATCACCACAATTGGACTCACAAACCAATTTATTTGTAAGATTAAATAATTTCTCACAGAGGTCTTTTAATGCTGGTATAGGGAGACCGAGTAAAATAATTTATACTTTACCACGTTTTGATATGAGTGGTAGAGAGATTGGGTCAGGTTTATATTACGAGCCTGGGGAACGAGTATATCTCAACCTCGCCAATACAGAGGAGTTATATATAAATGAGTTTGATATTACTATCGTGGATAGTAGAGAAAGACTTGCGAGAGTTTTAAATGGGACTACTGTGATTTGTCTTCATTTTAGACCGAGTAGCACGATACAATCCCGAACTTAATTCTAAAAAAAATGTATTAAATATTAAATTATGAGTATATACCTCATAAATAAAAAAACACAAGATAAAATAGGTACAGAGCTCGAGAGCGGTGCTCACCATAACCTCTCCATAAATAAATATCCTTTTTCTACACTTATTTTTAATTAAAAAAAATTATTCATATAAAATAATTATATTGATAATTGATAAAATACAAATGGAAACCTTTACCCTCGCAGAACTGGGTGTATTTTTAGGAGTTGTAGGTGGTATAGTCACCAGTCTCCTACTCACAATACAAAAATCTAAATGTAAAAATATAAAATGTTGTTGCTTGCAATGTGAAAGAGACCCAACACTAAAAACCAATACCTCAAAGGAGCCCACGATTTCACCCTGAAAAAAATGGAAATCCTTTTTTTTAAAAATTATACAAATCAAAACAAAATAATACTAAATATATAAAAGATAATAATGGATTTAATGCCTACTGTAACAGATATGAATAATGTAAGTGATACAGAAGAAGTTGAGGAAGAATTACCGCCGTCACCTAAACAACAGATAAAACAGGAAGATATATTTAAAGATTTCACACCTGACCCTGTTGTGACTGAAACTCCTAAACAAGACAAAATCAAAGTAAAAAAGAAAAGACCTCCAATGAGTGAAGAACATAAAGAAAAATTAAAACAAGCAAGGGAGAAAGCATTAGAAACAAGGAGACGTAATGCTCGTGAAAAGAAAGAATTAAAAGAGTTACAGAAAAAGAAAAAACAAAATGAATTAGAACAATTGAGAGCAGAAGTAAATGGAGACAAAAAACCACCAAGAGTAAAAGAGGTTATAGAAGAAGTCCAAGAATATAAACCACCACCAAAACCAGCCCCGACACCAGCACCACAACCACGAGGACAATATACAAAGGAGGATTTACTAAAAGCACAACAGGAAGCAGTAATGAGTTATGAAAGAGCAAGACAATATAAAAAGAGAATAAAGCAAGAACAAGAAAAGAAAGAAGAAGAACACAGACTAAAAATGGCGACTGCAATAAGTCGTAATACACCACAGACACACCAAGTAGATAATTACAGACCACGTTTAGGAGATAATGATTATTGGGATAATTGCTTTTGATTAGGATAGAATATATTTAAAAATCTTAATATCATTATGAATAATCTTAAAACAAAAGTATCTATCATTTATTATAGGGATATATAAAAAACTTAAAACAATTTTTCTCACTATCTCTTTTTTTCTATTATTAAGTAATAACAAATACCCATTTGTAGCAATTCATAGTGAATAATCCACAAATGGATATAATCTCAAAAATCACAGATATTTTTGTTTTAAGATTTCTCAAATGGATATAATTTCTAAATATATATATAAATGGTTACGTATAAACAGCAGTTTAATAAGAAATATAAACAACCTCTATCACAATCTAACTCATTAAAAGATATATCCAAATTAACAGGGTATGAATTAAAAGGAATAAAAATCATTTTTGAGAAAGGAAAAGGAGCTTACAAGAGCAATCCACAGAGCGTGAGACCACAAGTTAAATCACCCGAGCAGTGGGGATATGCTCGTGTATATGCGTCTGTAAATCCTAAATCAAAAGCATATAAGATAGATAAAATACATTTAAAAAAAAAGAAACCTAAAAAAAATATTAAATAGAATATAAATGAGTGTTAGTGTGGTGATAAGTCCAGCAAAAAATCCTAAAAAGAAATACACCGCTGTATTTAGTAAAGACGGTAAGAAGATAAAAACTACACATTTTGGGTCAGGTGGTATGAGTGATTTTACGATACATAAAGATAAAGCGAGGAAACAGAGATATTTAGACCGTCATAAGAAAAGAGAAAACTGGGAAAGTTATATGACGGCAGGCAGTCTTTCACGTTACATATTGTGGAATAAACCCACATTTAAAGGCTCATTACGAGATTTTAAAAAAAGATTTAATCTAAAATAAAATATATTTAATACTATAAATGGAGAAGTCAGCACCGAAAGTTTTAAAAGTGAATGATACACAACATAGCGATAAATATAGAGAAATACACCCTTTTTTACCAAAACCTCAATTTTTGTGTCTCCTCATAGGGTCTGTGAGGTCAGGGAAAACTAACTACCTCGTTAATGCTTTAAGAAATGAAAAAGATTTTTATGGTGCGAATTTCTTTGACTACTATAAAATTATCTCTAACACACTCTGTAACGATACAAAAGGAAAATATTTCACAGACGCATTTGACGACTGTGAAGACCATTATACAGACCGTATGATAAAAGACCTTGTAGCGTCACAGAAAAAATATGAGAGAGAAGATATGCCCTCGGTATTGCTCGTATTAGACGATATATTATCACGTGATTTTAAAAAAACTAATGAAATAACATTTTTAGCGAGCAAGTTTCGTCACTTTGAGTTGTCAATTTTTTTAAGCACGCAGTCATTTCGTAGCGTCGGGAGTATCATAAGGAATAATGCAACCGATATACTCATATTTAAACAACAAAATAACAAGGAACTTGATAAGATAAAAGAAGAGTATGGTGAGCTGTGCGGGAGCGAGGAGTTGTTTATGAAATATTATCATTATGCTTTGGACGACCAACGTTACTCATTTTTATATATTGACGCACAAGATAATCCAGCAAGATTTTACAGAAGACACGAAATGTTAATCGGTGTTGGAGATAAACCACAAGTGGATTTAAAAGTGAAAGATATGCCAGAACCATTTTAAAAGTTATGGAGAGGTTACGGTCTCACCTGCTCTCGAGCTCCGTACCTACTTTATCGTGTAAATAGAATATTATTATATATACCTTGTAAAAAATAAAAAAAATTACCTTTAAAAAAAAATATACTTCATAATATAAAAATGGACTTATACGGACAAGAGGAGGCAGTAAATCAGTTAAACTCTCGTAATGATTTCGTGCAGAATTATAATCAGGGAGTAGCAGATTTTAATAATAGAATTATGACTGAATACAAGGGACAGAAAGACGCAGAGGGACAGACAGACGGTCTTACATACGCAACTGACGTTTTAAATAATGTAATGAGTGGAGCAGGTATGAAAGGAGCCTTTGATAATCGTAAATACGAGCTAAACAGGGCAAAGAATATAGCGTCACGTCTCGCAAAAGATACTATTGAGGGTGTGAGTGCTATTGGTGAAGTTAAGGACATAGCAGGACAAAAACTTATTAATACCGCAAGAAACGTCCCTGCTGGTGGTCTCGCAGGAGCATTAGGAGGGACAAAACAAGTAGGAGTA